CGGACAGAAGGTTACTGGTAAATTAAAGTATGTCCTAGAAGATCTTAAGGAAAAGATTGATGACTGGGAAAGAGAAATAGAAATGAAGTATGAGCGTCCTATCAAGACGCTTCAGGATGAATCCAATGTACTTTCTCATGACCTAGAAGTTATGGATTATAAAGCAGGAAAGATTAATGAAAAGTATGACAAGCAGGCGGAAGCCTTGGCCGAAGTTCAAAAGGTTAATGAGTCTATTATTCGTCAACAGGAGCAGCAACTTGATTTGGCTGATGCCTTAACTCAAGGAGATATTTCTGCTGCTGCCCGTGCTGCCCAAGCAATGAGGGCTGGCAATGCAGCAGACTTTGCTACTAGCCAAAGTGATGCATTACAGCAATCAAGAGAAAACGAAATAAACGGATTAACAAATGCCAATGGATTAACACGAGAACAAATTGAAGAAAGACGTTGGCAAATATCACAACAGATCTATGCACTTGAAAACGATCCAGCAAGACTTGCTCTTCAAAAGAGTATACAAGAAACTAAGGATGCAATATATGCAATAGAAGAAGCAAGAGAAGTTAAACTGCTTGCCATTAGAGCACACGAAGAAAGAATTTATCAAATTGAAAAGGATAAGATTCTTCCATTGCAAAATGCAATTAATCTTGAATTAACAAAAAATCTTGCGTTAGAATATCAGTTAGTCGTTCTTGGAAACATTATTGCTGCAAATGATAGAAATAGAATAGTTGCAGGACAGACAAGAGATCAATGGGAAGAGATGCTTGCCCAGATGACCCTGATGGACGAAAAACTTAGAAAAGAATTAAAAGATGCGCTGGACGGCTTTAACGCTCAAAGCGGTACAGCAGAAGAAATTTGGAAGAGAATTAAGGATCTTTATGATTCTATTAAAGATAAGACTGTAACAATTACAGTTAAGTACGTGACTGAAGGTTCTCCAGGAGATGGGTCTACAGGTGATGGGTCAACTGGAGATGGTTCTACAGGTGATGGCTCAACTGGGGATGGCTCTACAGGAGATGGTTCTACAGGTGATGGCTCAACAGGTAATGGTTCAACAGGCAATGGCTCTACAGGAGGCTCTAAGAGTGGTTCTGTCGTAACTGGCGGGGTATCTGGAGTAAACCCAGCAACAACACCAACACCATATAAGTCTACATACAAGACTATTACTGACCCAACAGCCCAAGCACATGTCAAGAGTATGGAAGCAAACATATCATCCAACATTGCACAAAACTCTACACTGTTCGCACAAAAAATTGCAGAAAAGAAAGCAACAGAAAATGCTGGATCTGTTGCTGGACAACATCTTGCAGATCTTAATAGAATGGCAAATGCTGCTGAACTTGCTAAAAAATACGATGGTCCTGAAGCAGCAAAGAAAAAGGCAGAGGCTGCACAGAAAGCAGCAGCAGATAAGGCAGCAGCAGCAAAAAGAGCAGCAGACCTTAAGAAGTTTGGTGGTAATGCTGCAGCAGCCAACTCATTTGCTAACTGGGGAAAGAGTAAAAATGCTGGTGGCCTAATACAAAGATTTGCTGTAGGTGGCCCAGTAATAGGAACAGATGTTATTCCGTCAATGCTTACTCCAGGTGAATTTGTGATGAGTAGATATGCTGTCGAATCGTTTGGTCTTGATAATATGAAGGCAATAAATAATGGAGAGTCAGTTGGCGACTCAGTGTATAATTATAGTATTAATGTAAATGTTAAGTCTGATGCAAACCCAGATGAAATAGCACAGGCTGTAATGACAAACATACAGAGAGTAAACTCTCAGAAGTTAAGGAGCGTTAGAATATAATGGCAACTACCAATTATATGAATGGTCGTAAAAAATATGGTAGACCACAGGCTATGTTGTGGTCTGAAAATTCTGGCAAACTAGAAAATGGTTTGTATATACCTAACGGTCTTGAAATTAATTCTAATCCAGGTTCTGAGGTAGACCCAAACAATATTGATCAATTTTTAATTTTATCAGATGACAATAGATCACCAATAGATTTTGGAAAGATAAGAATTGAAAAGCGGGAACGTATGATAAACGGAAGAATGAGATCTTATCATATAGCAGATAAAAGAGTAATAAATCTTAGTTATACTAATTTACCTTCAAGATCTTTTGCTTTTAGTCCAGACTTTGATTCGAACGGACAATCAGAAATGACTGGACAATCTGGACTACCTAATTCTCCAGATGCACAGTATACAACCGATGGTGGTGCTGGAGGCGTAGAGTTACTTGATTGGTATGAAAATCATCAAGGATCTTTCTGGTGCTATCTATCATACGATAAGTATTCTGTGTTTGGAAAAGATGATTCTGCTTATGCACACCTTCCACAATATAACGAATTAGTAGAAGTTTTCTTTACTGACTTTTCTTATACAGTAAATAGAAGAGGCCCTAAGTTTGATTTTTGGAATATATCCATAGGCTTGGAAGAGGCATAATGTTTTATAATGAAGATTTAAAAAAACATTTAGAGACATCTTCTGTAGTTAAAACTAAAAGTGCTGTCATTGCTGAGTGGAATCTGAACTCACCTACCAACATTCTTAAGATTGGCAACTATAGATATAGGCCAACTAGATCAGACTCAGTATATAAAATTATTCCGAGCAACTTTGACCCATCAGAAACTAAGGATACATCAATACCATTTTACTATGGTGCTACAGATGCAGATGTAGTTATTGACGGAGGATTTAAAGATAATGGTGATCCAATAACTTTAAAGCCTAATAAAGAAAAATTAAAAATGATTTATTCATTAGAGGATTGCTTTAAACAATTTAGACCAAGATCAGGAATCAATAAAGCAGTATATTTGCCAGGAAATTATTTGCATCACCCTAACATTAATATGGCAAGCCGTCCTAGATATTATATGCCAGATGTCAAGGACTCTTTTAAATATTGGACATCATTTAGAACTGAAAATGGTATAGAGTATGGTATATCTCTTTCTAAAAATGGAGAGTTTGCCATTGAGGATACCGCACCATTTATTGTATATAAGGATACTGTATCTGCAAATAGAGTTGTTGTTAAAATGCAAACACATGTAGGCAGTGTAGATCTTGGAACTTTTACTTCCGCATCATCATCAATATCTGATCCATTCTACGGAGACTCCAAAAAGGCAACTCCAGTTAGATGGAAGATCCAGGCTTTAAAAAATAATTCATGGGTTGATCTATTATCTTTTAACCAATCTTCTGTTAGAAAAGACGGAACGCCTATCATAAAAAGTGACGGGTATGTTGAGTTGGCCTATGGATTAAAGGTTCCACAACCATACAGAGATATATTCGTATATGCAGAAAAGTACAGTTCTACAACATTGCTTCCAGAAAAATCTGTTAACGGGTATGCCTATCTAGTATGTACTAATGAAAATGACATAGGTGAATTTCATATCTGGATAGATGAAATTAATGACTACAAGGTTTTCACACCACAGTACGGTTGGTATTTAGAAGAGTCAGAAGTAGATAGGCTAACAAACTTTGTAACAGATATGACAAACCCTACAAAATATATCAATGATGGTGGTGCTGAGATTTATAGAGAGTTTGATAATATTAGAGGACTTAGAGTTGTTGTTGATACAATGAACAAGTCAAATTGTACTTTTGATCTTATCGAAATGTCTCCACGATTAACGGCAGACATAACAGATAAGACTTTAGATTTTTCTGTAAAAAAGAGTGCTTCAGATTTAGGCGTTAGCGGAATGCCAGTTGGACAACTTTTAGCATCGACTGGGTCTCTTTCTATATTTGATTACGATGATGCTTTTAATGAAAACAATACACAAAGTATAATTAAAAACTACATTAATAGACATATACAAATTAAGTTTTATGATATTGTTTTTAATGTAGATGGATGGGATTATTATATTCCAGTCAAGACTTTGTATTCAGATGGTTTTCCAAAAAGCAATAAGTCAGATCAAACAGTAGAGTTAGAGTTACGAGATTTGTTTTTTTATTTTGAAAACTTAACAGCGCCACAAATTTTAATGACAAATGTATCTCTTAGTTCTGCAGTAGCATTCCTATTAGATTCTGTTGGATTTGCAAACTATACCTTTAAAAGAGTGGCAAATGAAACAGAGTTAATAATCCCATATTTCTATGTAGAGCCAGATGTTAGCGTTGCAGAAGTTTTAGAGCAATTAGCAATCTCGTCTCAATCAGCAATGTTTTTTGACGAATATAATAATTTTGTTATGATGAGCAAAGACTATATAATGCCAACAGCAGATCAAAGACCTATAGATATTTATTTATCTGGAAATGAACCTGACTCAAATTTAAATATTCTTCCAAACATTATTGAAATTGCATCCGAAGAAAACCAAGTATTTAATGATGGCAAGATTAATTATTCTGAAAAATATATTCAAAGATCTGTAGGAACTATTAAGCAAGCAAGCCTAATTGACATGGACAGAAATTGGATTTATAAGCCAGTTCTTTTATGGGAAGTTGCTGGAACAGAAAACACTAAATCTGTTAATAATGAAACAGGTATGCAATCTTCATATCTATTAAGTGCTATACCACTGAACTCCAATCTTTCAAATCAAATACCTACAGTTGTAAACAGAGAATTAACAAACAACGTTATAGACTTTGGTGAAGGAATTTATTGGATAGCAAGATATAATGGATATTTTTATTCCAATGGGGAAATAATTAAATATGACGCTGCACAATTTAATGTTGCTAAGTTCGGTAACGTTTGGATTAGCAGCGCCCAAGAGTATGAATATTATTTTTCACAGTTACCGTTTAACGGAAAGATGTACCCAACTGGACTTGTAAGAATATATACTGAGCCTAACTATGAAGAAGTTAACGGAGTATTAAAATTAAAAAATGGAGCAGTCGCTAAACATGGAAGAGGGCAGTTTGGAACTTCTATTGAAGAACATTATGCAGGACTAAACTCGTACTGGAGAGATGACGCAAACGTTAGAGGATGCTCTATGCAGTCAAAGTATTTATTTGAAGACAATACTCAAGCACCAAATACTGTCGAGGGTGCTGCTGGGATTAGTAATGAACTTGCCAAAAAAGCAACAAGAAACGGAATTATAAGAAATTTCATGTCTGCTACTTTTAATGCTGAGTCAGATGTAAATACTTTTACAACGCCAAAATCTGGAACTATTCAATCCTCTGCTTTTGTTATGCAAGGACCATCGATACCAGTAACAGGAAAGCCAAGAGATTTTATTTCATATGTCTATAAGCCACTTAACAGTAAATTTAAACATTTTGGAACTAGAATGAGAATTGTAGGAAAGATAGAAAATAATGCAAGCCGTGGGCAAACAGCAAACGGCAGCACAAATTATTACACTGTGCCAGGATTAACTCCAGACAGAGACATAACTATTTCTGGAGGTGGTGGAGGACTTGCCATAATGGTAAATCCAGAAACAAATAATGGATACTATTTAGAGTTAAGTGCGCTTGGAAGTTCTAACATATCTACTCTTGAAAAACAGAATGTGCACAATGTTATATTCTACAAAATTAAAAAAGACTCTGCTTCTTCTGATGCTATACCAGTAAAAATCTGGGAGGGCTTAGGAAATATTATTGTAGATGATGGTAAGTTTACTGGTCAATATAGAATGGCGTCTGAGCAAAATGTAACAGTTTATGATATTGGAATTGAGTATGAGGCTTTAGGAAATGCAAGAGTTTTTCATTTATACATGAACGGATCATTGCTGACAACAGTTGTAGACCAAGACCCACTTCCAGTATATAATAATATGGCACTTTTTGTTCGTGGCTCATCAAGAGTAATGTTTGAAAATATATATGCACTGTCAAATAACTATAGCCAAAATGCTGTGTTTGCTTTGGATACACCAGTTAATAATATTTTTGATGATGAGATTAATGCTACAGAATCATTTAGAAAGTACGCCATGAGCGGTATTATTCAGGGAACATATTTGTCTGGAATCAGTAGTTCAGATCCTAAGAAGTACAGTATTTATTTTGAAGAGTTTGGAACTATCATGCGTGAGGCTGCCACATTTAATATTAGATATGATAAAGCATATCCAGCACTTTATGCAAAGATGTCTCCAACGTTTAACAAGATAAAGGGATACACGGTTTCTGGATTTAGAGCGGGTTCTTACGGTGCTGAATTTATGATATTTAATGCTACAGACACTGCGTTAAGTTTAGATGAAACAACTGGAAACTATTTAAGAATTCAAGGAGTGACCTTTACTCAAGAATCTAATGGAGAGTTAACGGTAGATGAATACTATTCTAAAAATAGTTCTTTGTCTGATCCAACTATAGAAGGGTCCAATGTTGTTGTGTCTCCTTTTAAAATAAATAAAGAGTATGAAGATATTAAGTTAAGCAGAATGACTTATGGCAAAAAAGATTTTTCTATTCAAACTGCATATATTCAAACGCAAGATCAAGCAAATAGTTTAATGAAGTGGCTATTGTCAAAAATAGTCAAACCAAGAAAGTCTATTGGCGTTAAGATTTTTTCTAATTCTACAATTCAATTAGGAGATATTGTTTCTGTAAAATACACAAAAGATAATATTCAAAAAATTGCAAATGACAGATACGTTGTATACTATATTGAATATAGTAAAGGAACAGAAGGTCCAGATATGACAGTATACTTAAGTGAGGTAAAGTAATGGCAACTAATTCAACTCCACAAATTCCACAGTCCAGCCCAAGTATTGCTAGACCACTGGCAGTTAAGCCAGCAACACCAGATTTAATAATTACTCCACCTGACACTGTTCCTATTGAGATAATGACTGATTTAATATTTGAGGATATAGGTGGTCATGAAATCATTACCATATCTAGAAGTGATTTAATTAATGGAGAAAACGTAGTTTATAGTCCTATTAAAAATCTAAGTTCTATATTTTTCCAGTATAACCCTCAAAATATTCTTGCATTACAAAAAACAGCAGATTCATATTTTAAAAATTTCCCAATTAAACTTAGCGACAGAATCCCAGAATGTGGTACGGGATATACGCTTGACATTGTTGATCCTACGAAGCAGATAGAAAATTGTAAAATAGTATATACAGATCCAATAACTGGAGATATCGTAATCAACGTTATTAATATGGGTAAAGAAGAGCAGGTAGAGGTTCAAATCCTTCAGCAGGGGATTGTTCTTAGTGATACAATATACGAGGTGGAATAACTATGATAACTAATAATGGAAAAAATATAATTGCTAAATACCTTGTGGGTCAGTCCCCAGCGTATGCTTCATATATTGCCGTGGGCTGTGGAGCAAAGCCACTAGATCCAGATCCAGAAGTTCCATTTGGAGATTATTCTAACCAAACCTCATTGGACTTTGAAATGTTTCGTGTTCCAATTACATCTAGAGGATATATAAAAGATGACGATGGAACTGCTAAAGTTGTACTTACAGCAGAACTTCCAACAGAAGAAAGATATGAGATTTCTGAAATTGGAGTTTATTCTGCGGGTGCAAATCCAACTGCTGGTGCTTATGATAGCAAAACATTATTTTCATTTTCTGAGTCAGAAGGTTGGGAATATAATAATCAAATTGCATTAATACCAAAATATGAACCACTAGATTCCACTGGGTCTAGCGGAGAAATACATATTAAAGACAATGGTTCAGACCTGATGGCATTTACTACAAATGCAAATAATAGAATCTTTACAAACCCTGAAAGAGTTGAGCGGTATGAAAGATGTAGATTTTTAAATAATATTGTAATTACAAATGGGTCAATGTCAAATCTATCAACAGAAATGGTAGGTGGGGTAAAAAGACTTAAGGCAAACACTGGAAGCAATTATGTAGGTCTAACTGGAACAGCATTAAACTTAAGTAAAAATGCTCCTACGGATGAAATAAGACTTGCCTTTTCAGTTGTAAATAAAAATGCAAATAATGTTTCACCAATTAATCCAGACAAGGTGTATATATTAATTGAGTTTTCAGACACAGATGTTTATGGAGAAGGTCAGTGGGCAAGGTTTGAGGCAATCATAGAAGACTACGATTTTGCAACTAATAGATATATTGTTAGTACTAAACAATTACAAGAACTAAGAAAAAGCAGCACGGGATTTAACTGGGACTCTGTAAACACTATAAAGGTTTACACCTCAGTGTTTATTGAAAACGATGTTCTTTCTGATGATTTTTATATTTGTTTAGATGCTGTTAGACTAGAAAATGTTACATCGATAAATCCTTTGTATGGTTTGGTTGGGTACTCTGTAATTAAAAACATAGACGCTGCAACTGTGATTAAAGAATCAAACACAACAAGTTATATTGAATTTAGATTTGGGATGAATATTAATAATGGCTGATCAAGGTGTTAAAAAAATAATTATTCCAAGATCATCTCTGCCACCAGCAGGCAAGGATGGAGAGTATCTGGTCCGCTATAGAATAGCGTCACAAGATAAAAATAGATACTCACACTGGTCTTTAATTCATAAAGTTATTGGCAAAAGCCTACAGCCAGTGAGTGGCAGAATTGAGAGGGTTAACTCTATCATTGTGGTTGCCTGGGATTCTGTACCCAACATATCATCTTATGATATATTTACAAAATATAATAACGAAACAGGGTATACATACCATGGAACCGCTACCTCAAATAACTATTCTATTATTAGTCAGGGCGGAACCAGTATAGAGATAGCGGTACAAATAGGCGGTATATTCAAAGAACGAAGAGATAGTAATACTATCTATACTGGAACTTTAAGTTTGGTATAATTATACAGGAGGAATTATGGCACAAATATCACCACCAGAACGAGGACAGCCTTTAGACGTAAACTATATTTATAGTATAGTTAATGCAGTAAACGAGTTGTCTAAGCAAATATCACCATCATCTTCAAAGTATGTAACGATTGATATCCCAGGAGATGGGCCAAGATCTGTTAAGGCTTCTGAGGCAAGAATTATTGGAACAGAAAAAGTGGTTGTAACTAACTCATCAAAAAATATTGGCGATGAGGAAACTTTTGAATATGTGTTTCCAGCAGAGTTTAAGTTTAAACCAGTAGCAACTGCTACTCCAGTCAACATAGGTCAGACCAATGCTGGAGAAAATGTAACTGTGGTTTTAAAAAGTGTAGGAACTTCACGTGTGGAGGGCCTAGTTCGATTTAATGAAACTGGAAACTTATCTGTATCCGTAAACATATTGGTCGTCGGCATACCTCTTTAATGATAAGTTGTAAGAAATGTTTTCGCAAAATGTTAATAGACAGGGTATACAACTCAGTCTCACATTTAGAGATATACTGTTTGGCTTGTGGATCAAGAAGATTTTTCCATCCGCCATCTGATTCAGAGGAAGGTCGATGGCTACTAAAAAAGGAAATAGAACGAGCCAAGAGTACAATGGCGCTCCTGTAATACCTGGAAATAAAAAAGTTTGGTTTTTAAATAAAGATCTTGTTAGGATTGTGCATTATAACAGATCAAACGGCATTATGTCAATATACAATATTAACAAAGATAGATTAGAAAGTTGTTTGATTAATGATTTTAAAACTAAAAGAGAACGTGCTTACACTGTAGGAGAGACTGCTGATCTTGTTAATAGGCATAAAAAGTATATGCCATCATTAATGAAGCGTGGAATTATTCCATTTCCAACAGGATCACAAAAGGGTGGTGAGCGTGGATGGCAGGTAAGATCTTATTATTCAGAATCGCAAGTAAGAGAGATTCGTGATATACTGGCTACATACCATATTGGTAGACCAAGAAAAGATAACTTAATAACAAACGATATCACACCAACAAAGGCTGAGTTGACTCGCAGAATGGGTGATGGTATACTTACATATACGAAGACTGAAGACGGTAGATTTATACCAATTTGGTCTGAATCAATATAACAGAAGGGTATGAAATGGAAAACGAAGATACAAAAGTATCAGTAACAATTGGATACACACTAAACCTTGGAAACTTTCAATCACTAAGACTCGATCTTGGTGTTGTTGACTCAAGACGTAATGGAGAAACTCCAGACCAGGCTTTTGAGCGTGTGTATAAATTTGTTGAAGATAAACTAGCAGCAAAGATATCAGAAGCAAAGGTTGAACTAGAAGAAAGCAACTAGTATGACCGACAAGCAGAGTAAGTGGGCATTGCTTAGTCGTTTTGACAAGCACTATAAGTTTAAGATGGGGCATGCTCCAACACACAATAAGTGGAAAGAGCAGAAGTCAGCAGAAGTTCTTGTTGAGTCCTATACGCTAGAAACCTGTTATGCTTTGCTAGAATACTATTTTGAAGTTACAGATAATCCTACTTGGAATCATTTCTCGTACATTGCAGATGATATACTAAAAGCAAAGACTATAGAAGAAAAAGACTTACATGATCGTGAACAACGTAAACAATTAGCAAAGGAGTGGTTGAGTGAATAATACAGAGTCTAAATTAATCTCAGCCGTTCTTCAAGATAAGCAAGCGCATGTTTTGTTGCAGGCAAATGTAGAAAATATACTAACCACACATCTAGATGTATGGCAGTTTATTAGAAAATATTATGAGGCAAATGGCACAGTTCCTCCAGCAGACCTAGTTGTTGAAAAGTTTAGGGACTTTGATCCAGTTAGTGGTGTTGGTTCTACAAAGCATCACCTTGAAGAATTACAGTCAGAGTATTTAACAAATAGTTTAAAAGATATTATTAGATCTGCTGCCACTGACGTGCAGGGTGGTTTGGGATTAGATGCCCTTGAATCCCTTATAACTAAAACAGCAGAACTTAGAAAAAATACAGCAGCCATTCGTGATATCGATGTTACAGATTTAGATTCTGCAGTTGCATATTTTGAAAATTTAAAGAAGCAGCAGGAGTCTGGAGCGCTTGGTATTAAAACAGGATTGCCAGGTTTTGATAATTATTTACCTTCAGGAATTATGCCAGGGCAACTAGGAGTCTTCCTTGCATACCCAGGTATTGGAAAGTCTTGGTTGTCTCTCTACTTTGCCGTGCAGGCTTGGAAGCAGGGTCGTAGCCCTATGATTATCAGCCTTGAAATGTCTGAGGTCGAAGTTCGTAACCGTGTATTTGCAATTATGGGAGAGGGACTTTGGTCACACAGAAAGTTAAGTTCTGGCAATATTGAAATGGATATGCTTAAGTCTTGGCACACAAAAACTGTTCAGGGTAGACCAGAGTTCCATATCATATCAAACGACACTGGTGGAGATATTAATCCAATGGTGCTTCGTGGAAAGATTGATCAGTACAAGCCAGACTTTGTCATTGTTGACTATTTGCAATTGATGTCACCAAACCAAAAATCGGACAACGAAACAGTTCGAATGAAAAACCTTTCTCGTGAATTAAAACTAATGGCTATTTCAGAAGAGGTTCCTATTATTGCTATCTCTTCTGCTACTCCTGACGATGTTACTAAACTTGAGACAGTCCCTACTCTTGGTCAAACTGCATGGTCAAGACAGATTGCCTATGATGCTGACTGGGTTCTAGCATTAGGTAGAGGTGCTAATAGTGATATTATTGAGTGTGTATTTAGAAAGAACCGTAATGGTTTTATGGGTGAGTTCTTAGTTCAGGCGGACTTTGATAAGGGATATTACAGGTATAAGGATTATGAAGATAAGTCAGTATAATATGCTCCATGGAGACATTTCAGCACAAGCCTATAAAAAGGTTTGCTTTGGACGGGGTCATTAATGATGACGCTGCCATATACAGATTACAGCAGGAGTATATCAGGCTACTGGTATCAGAGATGCGATTATCTGGCTATGCTCCAAGAATTGACATCGATCCACAATTTACATTATCATATAACGAAAACAAAAATTATTTTCAATTCCAATTAAGCGTATACGGAATATATGTAGGGAGAAAGAAATCAGAATGGATACTAGGGATAGACGGAACCAAGCCAGTATATACACAGCAGATCAAATCAAAAGAGTACTCGCAGGATCTGGCGTAACTGTAGAAAAAGAAGCAGAGTCTGAATACATAGTATTTTGCCCATTCCACTCAAATCATAGAACCCCTGCTGGAGAAATAAATAAGTATACTGGATTGTTCTTTTGTTTTTCATGCAGCAAAACAGCAGACTTAATAGAACTCGTAATGTATTTTTCCAATAGAACATATTTTGAGTCTGTTAGATTTATTAAAAGTAAAGAGGTTGAGACAAACATCCTGTCTGAGGTTAACAATAAGTTAATTGAAAAAGAAGAATGGACAGAGTTTGATATGTCTGTTGTTAATAGGCTTCACGAACAGGCGCTTAATTCCGAAAGAGCAAAAGAGTATTTTGTTAAAAGAAAGATTACTAAGGAATCTGTTATAAAATTTAAACTTGGCTATTCTGAAAACCAAGATATGGTTTCTATTCCAATACAAAATAGTGATGGGCTGTGTGTAGGGTTTGTTGGAAGATCTGTTGAGGGTAAAGACTTTAAGAACACATCTAGACTTCCAAAGTCTAAATTACTATTTAATTTAAATAGAGTAAAGACTGCATCTAAGGTTTATGTAGTGGAGTCATCCTTTGATGCAATTAGGTTAGACCAGGTTGGCTTTCCAGCCGTTGCGACATTGGGTGCTAACGTATCATCCAAACAAATAGATTTGCTTCAAAAATACTTTAGTGATATAATTATTATTGCTGATAATGATGAGGCAGGCGGTAACATGAAAGAAAAGATAGTCGAAAGACTAAATGGAAATGTTACTGTGATTAACTTAGATAAACAATATAAAGATATAGGCGACATGGACGACAAGTCAATAAAAGAATTGGAATACCAATTTGACAAATCAATATTGTCTATGCTACAATAGAAAAAACAAAGGAGAAATAATGAATAAAATAGTAGGACTAAAAAACATTAATGCTTTACTAGATAAGAAGACAGACGAAAACGGTCCAAAGGTTCGCTGGCTAAAGTTAGCAGACGGCCAGGCAGTAAAGATTAGATTTATTGAAGAGTTGGACGAAGACTCTGCAAACTATAATGAAAAGCGTGGACTTGCATTCGTTGTTAAGGAACACACAAATCCAAAGGATTACAAGCGCAAGGCTGTAGACACAATGGATACAGAAGGCCGTGACTGGGCTGAAGAGATGTATCGCAAGGATCCAAAGGGAAATAGTGGATGGCGTGGTCGTCTTCGTTTCTATTGCAACGTTCTTGTCGACGACGGTATCGAAGCACCATATGTTGCAATCTGGTCAATGGGTATCAGCAAGCAATCATCTTTTAATACAATTAAAGAGTATGCTATGGAAACAGGTAGCATCTCTAACGTACAGTGGAAGTTAAAGCGTAATGGTCAGGGAACTGAAACATCTTACACTTTGATTCCTTCTGCTCCAGATAAGGAGCCTTTCAACTGGGAAGGTGTTGAACCATATGCTCTAGAGAAGGCATTGCGTCGAGTTCCATATGCGGAGCAAGAAGCATTCTATCTAGGTTTTGATTCACCTTCATCTACATCAGCGACGAATATCGACTGGTAGTAGATGAACTACGTACCACTACACTTACATACTCACTTTTCATTATTCGATGGTATTGGGTTGCCATCTGAATATGTAGATCGTGCTACAAAACTGGGTATGCCTGCAATTGCGATTACAGACCATGGCTCCCTTTCTGGCCACAGAGAAATGTATCGTATTGCCAAAGCAAGTGGTATCAAACCTATTCTTGGCATAGAAGGTTATATGTGTGAAGATCGCTTTGATCATAGAGATAAAAGCGAAAGAACCGATCAACTTGATATGGTTTATAACCATATAATTCTTCTAGCCAAGAATAAGGTTGGATTAGAAAACCTAAACAAACTAAATGAAATTGCTTGGACAGAAGGATATTATAAGAAGCCAAGAATAGATTTTGAAGTTTTGTCTAAGTACAAAGAAGGTATTATTGTATCTTCTGCTTGTCCAAGTGGAATCATTGCTAAGTCAATTGAACTTGGTGAACTTGGTATGGCAAAGAAATATATTAAGTGGTTTAAAGAACAGTTTGGCGATGATTATTACCTTGAGGTAATGCCACATAATGATGACTCAATAAATAGAAACATTTTATTGTTAGCCGATGAATTTAAGGTTAAGCCAATTGTTACTCCAGACTGTCACCATGTTGATCCATCACAAAAAGAAATTCAAGAACTAAAACTTATCTTGAATACATATTCCAATAAAATTCAAAAAGATGCCACATATGAAAAGTCAAAAAAGCAGGGTGACTTAATGAGGCGTTTAGACTACCTATATGGTGCAGATAGACAGATGTCGTTTAATAAGTTTGACATACATCTTCTTTCTTATGAAGAGATTCAGGCTGCTATGGAAAAGCAAGCAATCTGGAGAACTGATATTTATGAAAATACAATTGACCTTGCTAATAAGGTTGAAGACTATGAGATCCAAGATAATCTAAACCTCCTTCCAGTTCAGTATAAAAATCCAGACAAGCAATTAAAAGAATTGGCTATGGCTGGTTTGGCAGAAAAAGGTCTTGATACAAAACAAGAATATCTTGATAGACTTGAAGAAGAGTTAACTGTAATTCAAGATAAAAATTTTGGTCCATACTTCCTTGTTGTTCAAAGCATGATATCTTGGGCAAAGAAGGAAAAGATTATGGTTGGTCCTGGTCGTGGATCATCTGCTGGTTCTTTGCTTTGCTATGCACTTGGCATCACTGATATCGATCCACTAAAGCATGGATTACTGTTCTTCCGATTTATTAATCCAGAGCGGAATGACTTTCCTGATATCGATACAGATATCCAAGATACTCGTCGTGACGAAGTAAAAGATTATTTAGTAAGGCAGTATAAGCATGTTGCATCTATTGCAACATTTTTAGAATTTAAAGATAAAGGTGTTGTACGAGATGTTGCTCGTGCACTAAATATTCCATTAGTAGATGTTAATAAAGTTTTGAAGTTGGTAGATACTTGGGATGAGTACTGCACATCAAAAACAACTGCATGGTTTAGAGAGAAATATCCAGAGGTAGAGCAATATGGAGAACAATTACGTGGTCGTATTAGAGGTACTGGCATACACGCTGCTGGTGTTGTCACTAGTAAAAATCCTATTTTTAGGTACGCACCGTTGGAGACACGTTCTTCTCCTGGTTCCGATGACCGCATACCTGTTGTGGCGGTGGACATGGAAGAGGCTGAGAAAATCGGACTCATCAAAATCGACGCACTTGGTCTTAAAACCTTAAGCGTTATTAACGATACATTAAATATTATCAAGGAGCGAGAGGGCACTGAGATAGATCTTTTAAGTCTTGATATGGATGATTCCAAGGTTTACCAGATGCTTTCTGAAGGGTATACAAAGGGTGTGTTCCAATGTGAAGCCACACCTTATACCAACCTACTTGTTAAGATGGGTGTAAAGAATTTAGCAGAACTTGCTGCCTCCAATGCCTTGGTTCGTCCAGGTGCAATGAATACTATTGGCAAGGACTATATTGAACGCAAGCACGGTAGACAGGCAGTAAATTATCTGCATCAAACCATGAAACCATTCACACAAGAAACATATGGGTGTATCCTATACCAAGAGCAGGTCATGCAGGCCTGCGTTGAACTTGGAGGGATGTCTTGGTCTGAAGCGGACAAGGTTCGTAAGATCATTGGTAAAAAGAAAGATGCTAGAGAATTTGATGCTTTTCGTGATAGGTTCGTTGATGGTGCTAGTAAGTTTATTAGTCCTAATCAGGCTCGTGATTTATGGCATGACTTTGAGGCGCATGCGGGCTATTCGTTCAACAAGTCTCATGCGGTTGCTTACTCTACGCTCTCGTATTGGACGGCATGGCTAAAGTATTATTATCCAATTGAGTTTATGTACTCACTACTTAAGAATGAAAGGGACAAAGATGCACGAACTGAATATCTTATTGAGGCGAAAAGAATGGGCATTAGCATTAAACTACCTCACATTAACGATTCGGATATTGATTTTAAAATTGAGGGTAAGGGTATTCGGTTTGGATTGTCGGGGATCAAGTTTATCTCTGATAAGATTGCAGAACGATATATATCGGCACGACCTTTTAAGTCTTTCGAGGAAGTTAAAGCCTTTACATTTACAAAAGGTAATGGAGTCAACAGCAGAGCGCTTGAAGCATTAAGACTTATCGGAGCAGCAACGTTTCCTGATAATCCAAGAAATGATGATGAGTTACGAGAACATCTTTATGAATATTTAGGTTTGCCAGAATTTACACAAACAGTTCCATCACATTATCACGCATTCATTAATCCAGTAGAGGACTTTGAAGAAAAGGGTTCATTTATTTTAATGGGTATGGTAAAAGGAATTAAGCGTGGCAAAGGTTGGTCTCGTGTTGAGATCTTAGATAAGACTGGAAGTATTGGAGTATTTGATGAAGAACAAACTACAATTGAGGCTGGACGAAGTTATATTGCACTCTGTTCTGATAACAGAATTGTTAGTGCTGTTCCTGT